ATCTCGACCAGCGGGCTTTCCAGGCGGATCTTCGTGTCCGCCCGCAGGGTCAGGACATCGCCCTCGATCTCGATGGTCCGGTTCGCCTTCAGCGTGATGCGGTGGCCTGTCTGGTGCGAGTAGATGACCACATCCCCCGCCTGCAGGCCGGTCGGGCGGTAGCGGCGATCGTCCACGCCCATGATCACCGGGTGGTCCCGGTTGCCGCCCACGCACACCACCAGGCAGTCCGCGCCCGGCAGCGGATGGCTGCTGAAGCCGTAGGGCTGCACGCGCTCCACCCGGTCCCGCGTCTCCCCGGCCAGGAGCGTGACCTGCGCCTGCTGCAGACCGGCATCGTCCTGCACGGCGCCAAGCCGGCCGCGGCCGATGGTCAGCATCACGCGGCGCGCCAGCGGCGCCATGAAGCGGGATATGTCGTCGAGCGTCATGCCGGCGTCTCCCGTATGCGCTGCCAGGTCCGCCCTCCGTCCCGGCTCTCCTCGATCCGCGTCTCGAAGGGCGTGTCGGGCCGGTCCCCGCCGCGGCGCCGCGGCTGCTCGGGCAGCAGCGCATAGGCATCGACGGGGGCAAGGTCGAGCTCGGTCAGCGTCCCCTCATCCGGCGTCAGGCTGTAGGTGACATTCGCCACCAGCAGTTCCCGCGCGAGGCCAAGGTAGCGGTCCTCGACCATCACCCGGGTGTTCGGCCGCCACAGCGCGCCGCCCGCGCCGCGCCAGCCGGGCACCGTGTAGCGGACGCGGCGGCTGCGGCCGGCGGCCAGCCGGACCTCGTGCGTCGCGCGGTCCTGCAGGCTGCCGCCTTCGCCCTGCGCTTCGGCCAGCACCACGCGGGGGCGGTGGCGTGTCACGTCCGGGTCGGTCGCGCGGGCCTGGCCTTCGGCACCGGCGGTGCTGCCCTCGGCCTGGCCGCGCAGCACCACCACGCTGTGCCGCTTCGTGAAGTCGAAGGTGCCTTCCGCGCTGCGGATGTTGCCGTCCGCGCCGCCCAGGCGGAGCGCCCCGGCGGCCTCCCCGCCTTCGCCCGCGCGCGTCAGCAGCAGCGTGCCGCGCCCGTCCCCGGTCACGATCACGGCGCGTTCCCGCGCGGCACGGGCAATCGCCTCCCACGCCGTCTCCCCCGGCTGCAGGCTGAAGCGCGGGAAGGGTGTCGCGGGCACGGCGCCTTCGGTCTTCACGCGGATCCCGAAGGGCTGGCAGATCCGCCGCGCGGCTTCCTCGAGGCCGATGCGCGCCCATTCATAGGGGCCGTCCACCGTCGCGGCACTGTCCACCAGGTCGCCGGTCTTCTCGCGGCCACGGATCGTCAGGGTGTGGCTGCGGTGGTCGTAGCGGACCTCCAGCGCGTCGATGTGGCCTTCGACCACCACGTCATCGTCCAGCGCCAGGGTGAAGGGCGCGCCGGGGCGCACCGCGCGGGTGATCTGTTCGCCGTCCGGCGCGTCGGACCAGCGTTCGGCCAGCTCGATCGCGATCTCGGCCGCCGCGGCATCGAGGCCCATCGAGACCTTGGCCGAGCGCCAGCCGCGATGGACCAGGCCATCCACGGTCAGGGCGACCTCGCCGGCGATCGCGCCGCTCATGCCAGGACCTCGATCGGCCGGTCCGCGGGCAGGAAGCCCGGGTGGCGCGCGCGGTTGCGGCCGGCCAGCAGCGCGGCGCGGCCGAACAGGCCGCCGAGGTCGTCGCCATCCAGCCGGTAGGCCACCACCACGGAGGGCAGCGACGCCGGCAGTTGCATGCTGCGGATGCGGGGCAGCGGCGCGGCGCGGGCGGCGAGGTCCGCCGCGACGGCGGCGCGCAGCGCGGTCAGGGACCGCCAGGTGGCATCCCACCCGGCCGCGGCGGCGCGGTCCGCGGCGGCGGACAGCGCCTCGGCCACCTGGTCGCGGGCGGCCATGGCTTCGTCGCGGGACGGCCAGGGCACGGCGACGGCAGCGCGCGCGAACTCCCCCGCGAAGGCGGCCTGGGCCAGGGCGCCGAGCGCCTCGGTCGCGGCGCCGAGCTGACGCAGCGAGGGCGTGCCGCCTGCCGCCGGCGCGGCCACCGGCTGGGCCAGGATCGACCGCAGGGCATCGAAGGCGGCCTTCGGCGCGGGGCTGGCGGCATCCTCCCGCGTGGGGATCGCCGCCCGCCCGCCCGCGAGCGCCGAGACATCGCGCGCCAGCGCCGTGATCTTCGCCGGCAGGGCGGTGGGGGACCTCAGATCCGCGTCGCCGATGCCCGTCAGCGCGGCGAGCGAGCCGCCGATCGGCCCGGCCAGCACGCCGAGGAGGCCCGCGCCGCCCAGGCCCCCCCGCACGATGCCGGCGATGCCCGCGACCGTGCCGCGCACCGAGGTCACGACGAAATCCACTGCGCCCGCCAGCGCGTTCAGCCGGGCGTAGGCGTCGGCGGCGGCGGTCAGCAGGCGGTCGGCCTCGGCGAGGACGGCGCCGAGGCCGTCTGCCGAGAGCACCGGCGCGGGCCGGCGCCCGGCGCGTTCCAGGCGCAGCTGGATCCGCGCGACCCGCCCCTCGGAGGTGCTGAAGCTGACGCGGAAGTCCAGCACCACGACCTCGACCGCGCCGAGCCACGGATGGAGCAGGGTGGCGGGCCCCGGGGCCTCGGCCGCGCGCTTGAGCGCGTTCGCCCGCAGCACGACATCGTCGCCGACCAGCACGCCCTCGATCGTGAGCGCGCGGGTCTTGCGGCCGAGGTCCTCGTGCCAGGGGTCGTCGCGGGCCGGGAACTCGTGGGTGACGACGCGGCGGGCGGCCTCTTCATCGGCCGCATGCACGAAGAACGGCACGCCGCGCAGCGCGGCCGGGCGCAGGTTGCCGCCCAGCCAGGGCAGGCCGGCCGCGATGCTGACCAGACCGCCGAGCGCGCCGCTCATGGCACCGGCGCGGCCAGGGTGCCGCGGATGATGTTGGTGCGCACCTGCACGTCGTTGCCGCCACGCGGCGTGACGGTGGCGGTGACGCCGTCGGGCAGGCGGATGTTCAGGTCGAGGCCGGCATCGAGGCGCACGGGCGGCACGGCGGCGGCCGCGCCGCCCGGCATGGCGGCCGGGCCGTAGAAGCCTTCCAGGCGTCCGCGTTGGCCGAAGCGGCGCTGGCCTTCAGGCGCCACCGGCCCGCTCGCGCCATCGGCACGCCCGGCGCCGCGCGGCAGGATGGAGCCGAGCGCCTCGGCCCCGCGGATCACGGCATTGACGATGGGCTCGATCACTGCCCAGCCGGCGCTGAAGGCGCCGCTGATGCCCGACCACAGCGCGCTGAAGAAGCTCTCGATCGGCTCCCAGGCCGCGCGGACGGCGCTGGCGGCGAGCTCGAAGGCGCCGGCCAGCGTCTCGCGCAGCCAGACGACCTGCTCGCTGTCCCAGACGCGGCGGATGCCGGCCCAGATGCGGCCGAAGAAGGCGGCGATGTCCTCCCAGTTCTCATAGACCAGGTAGGCGGCCGCGGCGATCGCCGCGACGGCCGCGAGGAACCATCCGGCGGGCGTCAGCAGCATCGCCGCGCCGAAGGCCAGCAGCGCCGAGGTCAGCGCCGCGAGCGCCGTGACGACCGGGCCCAGGATCACCACGCCGATCGCGATCAGCGCGGTCTCGAAGCCGCCGATGCGGTCCACCACGGGGCCAAGCACACGCCACACGGCCTCGGCCGCGCGCCGCATGCGCACGAGCACCCCGGGCGTGTCTTCGGTGCCGATCACGAAGTCCCGCATGGCCTGGAAGGCGCGGGTGATGGCGGCGCCGGTTTCCTGCGCCCAGCGGGCCAGGGTGCCGTCTTCCTGCAGGCGGTTGATCAGGGCCAGCAGGTCGCGGAGCTGGTCCTGAAGCCACTGGAACGGGCTCGACTGCATCACGGCGAGGGTGAAGTTCGACCAGGCATCACCCAGGTTCGACATCATACCGCGCCAGGTCCGTGCACGCCGCGCCATGCCGTCCGGCGCGACATCGCCCCACGCCCGCGCGATCGTCGCCGCGATCGACCGGCGATTATTCTTGTCCACGGTCCCCCTGATCCGAACGCCGGCCCTCTCCCACTCGAAGACAAGGGCATTGCCGACGGTGCGGGCCTGCACGCCGAAGCGCTCCAGCGGGTCCAGCTCACCGCGCATCGCCGCCCCGATGGCGCCGACAGTGTCGGCCAGCCTCGCGCCAGGGAACACGGCCGCCGCATCGCCGGCCGCGCGCAGCGCCCGGTCCGCCGCCGCGCCGCGCAGGCCGAGCACCTGAAGCTGCACGCCTGCGCCGACAACCTCATTCACATTGAACGGGGTGCGGCTCGCGAACTGCTGCAACTCCGCAAGGCGGCGCTGCGCCGCCTCCGCGTTGCCCATCACGGTCTCAAGCGCGACACCGAAGTCCTGAAAGTCCGCCGCCCCTTGGATGAACAGCCGGTTGAACGCGAAGCCCGCGCCGCCCGCGAGCAGCGCCAGCCGCCCGGCCGCGCCGCCGATGGCGCCGGCCGCATCCCGCGCGCGCCCGGCTAGGTTGCCGAAGGCGCCCGCCAGCACCGCGACGCCCGATGCCCGCGCCAGCCCTTGCGTCGCCTGCCCTACGCGCACGATGTTCGCCGCCACCGCGCCCAGCCGCGCCTGCAGCGCCGCCATGGGGCGGGAGGCACGGTCGATGGCCTCGATCAGGATCGAGAGGCGAAGGGTGCCCGACATGATGGCGCGCAGGATGCGCGCGCGCGGGCCGCCGAAGTCATGCGGACGGTTGTCCGCCCGGGTCTGCTTGCTGCGGTATCGGTGCCGTCTCTCCGAGCTGTCACGCCTCGTTCGCGGCGTTCCTCATGGCGGTCTTGGCTCGGGGCTCCGCCATGCGCCCCAGGGTTCCGTTCGCGTTTGTGTGGTCGCCTGGAACCCCGAACCCGTCACTCCACATCGGGCCCTTGCGGGCAACTCGGGTCTATCGCCTGGCCTGCATTCGGAACCAGGCGGTGGCGCGGCCGATCAGGAAGCGGAGCTCGTCGGCTGTCCAGCCCTGCCAGCCGGCAAGGCCGAAGGCCCCGCCGACGATGCTGAGGCCGTCTTCCCAGTCTGGGGGCCACGCTCCAAAAAAGCCTGCGCGGCCTCCGAGATCTGCACGAAGTCCTCGAGGCACAGCGCCTCGACCTGCGCGCGCGTGAGCCCGGTGCAGCGGGCCGCCAGCGCCAGGATCATCTGCCCCGGGCTGTCCTTGCCGCCGGCATCCATCGCGGCAGCCATGTCGCCTGCTCGCGGCTCGCGGAAGGTGAGCTTCTCGATCCGCTCGACCTCGGCGCCGGTCGCCGCGCTGCGCAGGATGACGGGCTCGTGCAGGACGATCTCGATCGGCGCGCGGCTCACAGCACTTCCTCGGCGCCGGGGCCGGAAAACTTCAGCGTCACGTTGCCGCCCTCCCCGTCCTTCATGGTGGGCGCGTCGGTCAGGAAGGCGTCCCGGATCACGTAGCGCTGGCCGGTGTCGCATTCGAAGATGACGGTCGCGCCGGTGAGGTTGCGCAGCGTCTCGAGCGACATGCCCGCGGTCAGGCTGGTCTCGCATTCGACCATGGCGGCGACCGTCTCCTCGGCATAGCCGACGACGCGGCCGACGATGACCGGGTTGCGCTTGGTGCCGCCGAGGTCGAGCGTCGCGCCCTTCGCGGTTTCGATCACCTGGCCATTGGCGCGGATGGTCGCGCGGCCGAGCATCTGGGTCATGGCGGCGGTCCCTTACAGGATGAACTCGATCTGCGCCGCGAGGACGCGGAACTGGTTGACCAGATCGGGCGGCAGCAGCGCGTCCACCCGGTTCGGGTCGGACGCGTTGCGCACCACGATGATGTCGCGCTTGAACTGGTCCACGCCCTCGACCAGGCCGAGCTCCTCCCACTGCTTGAAGCGGGCGATGATCTCGGCCCGCAGCGTGCCGGGCGTGACCACGTTCTGCCCGCGCGCGAAGGCCGTGCCGTCATCGGCCAGCTTGTGGCGGGGGAAGCGCAGGCTGATCATGCTGCGCAGGTCGTAGCGCAGGTAGGCCAGCGTCTTCAGCGTCTCGACATCCAGGTAGCTGATGTCCTCGGCGCCGCCCGGGCTGGTCTGGTAGGTGGTGACCACCCGCTCGATGAAGACCTGGCCGGCATCGTTCGTGCGGAAGGTGCTGATGCCGTCGCGCAGCAGCAGGTCGCGCTCGTGGAAGGTGAAGCGGTCCGTGACGCGGGGCGCGACGATGCCGGGCAGCTGGAGCGTCTGCACCGGCCGGGCCGGGTCCGCCGCCAGGGCAGGCACCGCGACGGCGGCCAGGGTCGCGGCCACTTCCCAGGGCGGCGTCGCCACACCGCGCAGGCCCATCACCGACAGATGCGGGCTGTTGCGCGCGGCGCCGAAGGTGGTGAGCGCGGCATGCGTGCCGGACAGCGCAGCCCAGGCATGGCCGTCCCGCTGCACGGTCGGGCCGAAATTGGTCGCGAGGCGGGCTTCCAGCGCCGCGATGTTCGTCGCGTCGGTCCAGGGGGTGACGAAGTCGGTGAACCAGGTCTCGGCCACCGCATCGAGGGCGGTCGCGATGCCCGGGTTCTGGGTGCCGCCCGCCGGCTGGTTGACCGTGAGCGTGAGGCCGGCCGGCACCGCATCCGTCGGCAGCGGCGAATGCGAGAGCGAGAGCTGGTTGCCGAATTCGCCCTTGTGCCGGTTCGTGACCGTGACGGTGTCGGCCGCGGCGGCGGCGGTCGCGATCAGGTCGGGGTTCGCGTTGATCGCGGCGGCGATCGCGGTCGCGACCGCGGTCGCTGCCTGGGAGGCGGTGACGGCCACTTCCACCCGCCGCCCGCCCACCAGCAGCGCGATGACACCGCCTGCCGTGGCGGTTCCGCCCACCACGATCGTGCTGCTCGCCGCGACGCCCGCGCCGACATCGTCGAGGGCGATGCCCCAGACCTCGGTCAGCGGGTTCACGCGGAACCAGGCTTCGAACATGTGGGCGAGCAGGCTGCCGCGGCCGAAGAAGGTGCGCGCCTGGCCGGCATCGGTCACGCGGACGGGCGTGCCGGCGGCCACGCTTCCGGCCGCGAGGCGCTGGCCCAGCAGCAGCACGCGGGCGGGCCATTCGGTCAGGCCCCGCAGCGCGCGGGAATTGTCGAACTCGATGTAGCTGCCGGGCACGCGGATGCTGGCCGGCATGGTGTTGAAGCTGATGCTGCTGGACATGGATCCGCTGTTCCTCGAACGGCACGTTGCGCAGCTCGACCGTGAAGGGCGTGCGGCGGACCAGGTCGTTGCCCACCACAACCGGCCAGAACACCGAAAGGTCGCCGGTGCGCGCCACGTCCCCGCCC